TATTTGTAAATTGTCCTCAAAATATTTAGTCCAAACATTAACCTCAAATGAAAAATTATAAGGCACTCCTTCATACATTATTTTTTCTTCCGTTGTTTCAAGAAGTAATTCTGTCCCTACTTGTCTTTTTCTGGTGCTGTCATAATCCATTGATACAAGTGAAAAACCTATACGAGGCAAAAAAGTTGCTATTTCTTCAGAATTTTGGTGCATAAGGTAATCATATAATTTATCCTTTGCCCCAAAGGTTATTGGAACTGTAATTTCTTTTATTACTCCATTTTTTCTATCAAATCTTTGTATTTTTATATCATTAAAAAGTGAAGCAAATGCTATTACATATTTTTTTGTAGTTTCAAAGTAAAAGTATTGCATATAAAATCTCCTTTTTTAGTTTTCAAAGTATTTACCTTTTTAAAAGTAAATAATAAAGGAGGGCTTATTATGGCAAAACAAGTAATTTACTATAAAAATATAGAAGGATTAAGAAACGAGGGCGTTGCCTTTGAATATACCCCTGAACAAATATCAGAAATCATAAAATGTAAAAATGATATTGAATATTTCCTTAAAACTTATGTAAAGGTTATTCACCAGGAAAGAGGAAAAGTAAATTTTCAATTATACGATTACCAAAAGAAAATTATTAAAACATATCAAGAAAAAAACCGAATAATCATAATGTCCAGCCGTCAGTCAGGAAAATCTATTACTTCGTTAGGATATATTCTTCACTTTATACTTTTCAATAATCATAAAAATGTTGCGATACTTGCTAATAAGGGAATGACCGCCAGAAAATTATTAGGTGAATTAAAAAATATGTATAAAGGGCTTCCCCTTTGGCTTCAGCAAGGCGTTAGAACTTGGAATAAAACCCTTATTGAACTTGAAAATGATTGCAAAGTTATAACCTCTGGCACTTCAAAAGATGCTATTAGAGGTGAAAGTATATCAATTCTTTACATAGATGAAACAGCGTTTATTGAAAGAGGAATTTGGGATGAATTTTATTCATCTGTTTATCCTGTTATTTCAACAAACAAAAACGCAAAAATTATATTTTCTTCAACCCCGTATGGTTTAAACCATTTTTATAAATTATGGAAAGATGCTATAAATGACCGAAACGGTTTTACTCCTTTAAAATTTGATTGGCGTGTTGTTCCTGGTAGAGATGAAAAATGGAAAGAAAAAACCGTAAAAGAAATCGGGCTTAAAAAATTCAGACAGGAATATGAACTTGAATTTTTAGGAAGTAATAATACACTTATTGAAGGTGAAAAATTAAGTGCTATGGTTTATGATGAACCTATTGAAACCCGATTTAATGGAAAAATGCGTATTTATGAAAAACCTGAAAAGGGGCATAACTATATTCTTTTAAGCGATGTAGCAGAAGGCAAAGAGCAAGATTCTTCAACAATTCAAATATTTGATATAACTGAAAAACCATTTAAACAGGTTTTATCATATGATGACAATACTATTTCCGAACCTTCTTTTGCTATGGTAATTGATAATATAGGAAGATATTATAACAATGCCCTTGTTTTAGTAGAAAATAATATAGGTGGGGAACTTTTATACATACTTAATTACGAATATGAATATCCTAACATATTTTATTGGGAAAAGGAACTTGGAATAAGAACTACAACCCGAACTAAAAATAGAGGTTGTTCAAAACTTAAATATCTTATAGAAAATGACCAAATAATCATTAGAGATTATCCAACAATTTATCAATTATCAGTATTTGTAAAAAAAGGTAATTCATATAGAGCTGATGATGGAGAACACGATGATTTGGTTATACCTTTGGTTTTATTTTCTTATTTATTAGGAGATACTATTTTAAGAGAATATTTCATTGAAAAAAATCCTTTTGCTGTTAAAAAAGAGGAAATAGAAAAAGAACTTTCATTTGCTTTTATATACAATGATGGTTCTGAAACACTTGAAATTTAAACGGCGGTAAATAGTTAACCTTTTAAAAAAATCCATAGTAAAATTAAATTGTAAAAAACTAAAAGGAGGAATTGATGTCTTTAGAAGTTAATGAATTTACTCAAAATATTCTTATTGAATATTTTGAAGAAAAAGAAGCTGAAAATGTAAAATATCTTGCTAAAAAATTCTTTGATGGTAATGAATTTGGTGAGGAGATTTGGAAAGATAATTATAAAGTTTCAACAGATAAAAGTGTTTTAGATACATTAGTTAGAGTTGCCTTTACAATTTTTAAAAATAATCCTATAAAAGCAAAAAAATTACTTTATGCTATGCTTATGAAAAAAATATCTTTCGGCGGTAGAATTTACGCTAATGTTGGCACTGATATAAAACTTTCGTTTTTTAATTGTTATTCTATTCAAAGAACTGAAAAACCTTATGATAGTATGAAAGGAATTTTTTCTGACCTTGAAAAAGTTTCCACTCTCCTTAAAGAAGAGGGGGGAGTAGGAATCCAGTTTAATCATCTCAGACCCAGAGGCACTTTTATAAAAGGTGTGGGAGTTTCAACCCCTGGAGCAGTTGAATTTATGAAATTATATTCAAAATCATCTGAAATTATCACAAAAGGCAATCCAGGAGAACCTATTCAGTATAATGAAAAATACTTAAAGAAAAGCAAAATAAGAAAAGGAGCAATGATAGCATTACTTGATGTTAGACACCCTGATATAGAGGAATTTATAACGGCAAAACAGCATACAAATAACGGTTTAGAAATGTTCAATATTTCCGTTATTATACCCGATGCTTTTATGAAAGCCGTTGAAAATGATGATGAGTGGGATTTATGGTTTCCTGATATACATTTTAAAAAATATGATGAAGAATGGAATGGAGATTTTGATAAATGGGAAGCAAAGGGCTATCCAAAAGTTATTTATAAAACCGTAAAAGCAAAGGAATTATGGAATTTAATTTTAAAATCAATGTATAATAGAGCTGAACCCGGTTTACTTTTTATTGATAATGCTAATAAACATAATAATCTTTTACCTATTGGAATGAAATATGTGGCAACCAACCCCTGTGGGGAAGTGGTTATGTCCTCTGATATGTATAAGATAAAATATAATAGAAAAGAATATACACTTCAAGGAGATATTTGTAATTTAGGGCATTTAAATTTAGTTTCATTTGTAAAAGTTTATGAAGACGGTAAATCCGTCTTTGATTTTGAAGAAATGGAAGAAAAGGCTTCTTTACTTGTAGAGGCACTTGATAATTTAATTGATATGGCACATTATCCATTTCCTGAACTTGAAAATAGTGCTATATTTAGAAGAAAAATAGGTTGCGGTGTTTTAGGATATGGTAGTATGCTTATGATGTTAGGATTGAGATACGGAAGTGAAGAAGCAAATAAATTTACTGAAAAATTACTTAAAAGATATATAAACGCACTTTATAAAGCATCTGCACTCCTGGCAAAAGAAAAAGGGGCTTTTCTGCTTTATTCAAAAGAAGTTTATAAAAAGGGCGGTTATATAAATAATGGTTATCTTTTTCCTGATACCAAAGTTTTAATTAGAGATTATGGTTTAAGAAATTCAGCACTTTCAACAACCGCACCGACAGGAAATACTTCTATTTTTCAGGGATTAGTTAGCGGGGGCGTTGAACCTGTATTTTCTCTTGAATATTATAGATGGGCAAATGTTTCCCATAAAGTTGAAGAAGAACTTGGAGATAAATATGAATATCCAGAATTTTGGAAAGGGGAATATAAAGAAACAAAGGATTTCAAATGGGATAAACAAGGTGATGAACCTGTTTTAATGTCAACGGATGGAAAATATCTTATTGATAAAACAAGAGGTTTATGTAAAAAGGTTTTGGTTAGAGATTATGCTTTAAGATGGTTATATGAAAATTTTGGAAAGGAAAAAGTTAATGAACTAAAAGAAAAAGGAATTTTAACAACCGCACTTGAACTTTCTGTTGAAGAACATATGAAACCGTTTATTATATTTTCAAAAATAATTGACCAAACCATAAGTAAAACAGTTAATATCCCAAATGATTATGATTTTTCTGATTTTAATGATTTGTTTTTTAATTTTTGGAAACAAGGCGGTAAAGGGATTACCGTTTACAGGGCGGGAACTATGACAGCTGTGCTTGAGACTGATAAAAAGAAAGAAAAACCTGAAAAAAAGGAAAATAAAAGTAACTTTTATAAAAATGAACTTTATAAAAAAGAACTTTTACCTGAAGAAGACGGCAAAAGATATATTGTGAATTGGAAAGGCATTAAAATATACATTAATGTTGTTCACGATGAAAACGGATATCCTCTTGAACTTTATGCTCAATTACCTATTGAGGCTGGATATTATAACGGCACTGAAGATTTTAGACAGGAAGTATTTATGGAAAGGCTTTCGTATTGGCATTCTATTTGTCGTTTGATTAGTATGGGATTAAGATATGGTTTACCGCTAAACGATATTATTAAACAATTAAGAAAGTCTTCTTATAATATTACGCATCTTTCAGGTATTTTAGCAAGGATTTTATCTAAATATCCACTTAAAGATTTTCAAGATGATGAAAGTATAGAATATGAATTGAAAGAGGAAGATTCTCTTTTAGTTGAAGAAAACAATTTTGGTGAAGAATTTAAAATTGAAAATACTTTGGTTTGTCCTATATGTGGAAGTAAAAATTACCACAGGATTGAAGGCTGTATGAAATGTTTAGATTGTGGCTATTCAAAATGTCAATAAGTAAATAATATGTAGAATTTAATTCTGTTTGTTTTAGGAATTTTGCGGGGCTTTGACCCCGCATTTTTTGTATTCAAAAACGACGCTTTTTTGGGGATAAATTTTGAAAAAATAACGCTTTTCAGGGGATAAATTGCGTTTGGCGGGCTTTTTGGTAACGGCGGGCTTTTAGGTATTATTTAATTATTTTATAAATTTAAAGTGCCGATTTTAATTTCATATAATGTCTGAATATTCTTAAAGACAAATAAGAAATTTTGCCTATATATTC